TTACTTGTCCAAAGTTCTCCGGTATTAAACCAAAATATTCACACTTGTATTTACTTTGAGGAAAGAACCCTAAATTGATCCATTCATCTTTTCTTTTAAATATTTCCTGAGCACCATTTTGCCAGTCAGTATTTAAAAATAAAGGTTCGTATCTTTCTCTTAACTCTTCTATCTCTTCGTAACTACTCGTATCATATTCCCAGTGCACGATTTCAAATACATTATCTGTATCAATAAATTCTAGACTGATATCTAACCCCCACCTGGGTTTTTGTTTTAATATTCTATTTATTCTAGGATCTTTCAGTGACATTTCTTGTAACTGAACCCCAGCATCACCATTATATGAACGACGATATAAAATAAAACTATGATTTAAAACTACACCTTCCTTTGTGTCTGGTTGTGTAATCCAATCACTCTTTTGTACTTTTACATCATCTGAATAAAACTTGCCATCGTTAGATTTAACTAACTCTATCTCTAACTCTGTCAATTCAAACCCATTAGGTCCCATTAAATAAGTAGGGTTACCTGATAATAAGCTTTTATTACAAGGTTTATTATACCACCCTGTTGACTCAATTTTATTTTGAGTCAAGTAAAGCTGATTCATGACTTAATAATAGGCCCATTGGTTAACCAAATTGAACAAGATCTGGTACCTGCACATTTAAAGTGAAGAAGGTTACAATAACCTAAATCCGCTTGCTTAATTGTTTGCATTGCGTTGTTACCAACATCGTCAGCTACTATACCGTCTTCAATACACTTGCGCATTCTATCAGATACATCAAAAGCTGCGCAATTCTCACACTTCATGGTCTTAGCAGTATCGGTACTAATATCCCATATTTCAGCTAACTTATCCCAGTGGTCACCTGGTTCACTTGGGTTAGCCGGACCATAGTGGTATTCGTCAATAGCGTGCTGGCGATTTTTAACGTTAATATGTACGTCGCGTGTAGAGATAGGACAGGCATGTTGTTCTCTTAACAGAAAAAAAGTTTTCATCTTTTTGCTTTTTCATATGCAGGTGGTAACTTGGCAGATATTAATGATCCGTCAGCATAATTTCTAGGTACGGTAATCTCTTTAAATGACTTCATATTAATAAAATTTTTTATCTTTTTTTATTCGATGTACCACCAGGTGCCTTAGAAGCTTTTCCACCCCCAGTACCAGAGGACTTACCGGCTCTATAACCTGCAAGCCGTTTTTGCTCTATTGAGCGCATCTTTGGTAGCATCCTTGTAGCTAAGGCGCTTTGTATATACTTCATTCTACCGACCTGCTGCTCAACGCGATCTTTTTCTGCCGCTGAAAGGGTGGATTTATCTCTACCTCTTAAAATTCTTTGGTATACAGCTCTACGGGCTGCCACTACTGCGCGCTTTTTAAGTATTTCCATAGATGATGCACGCCGCAGCTTCATACCTCTTGCAGCGTTACGCTTACCCCTCATTCGTGAGAACGCTTGACGCTTGCCTAGTCTAGCCTGAACTGATATTTTTTCATCTAGATGTTGTTCTTCAATATTATCTTCACCATCTTCTTCATCATATACCAGTTCTATATCATCGTAAAGATCTACAATATCTTCCCATGTAAGATCATCCACCATTTTGGACATCTCTTCATCACTTAGATCCTGATCTTCAACGGGTTGGTCTTCTTCGACTATGTATCTGCTAAAGGGGATTATTCTTGAGCTTGTATAAGAAACAGCTTCTTGCTTTATATTATTTTTTTGCTCAAGCTCCGCCATAGTCTCAATATGAGTATTCATGTATTCGGTATGATCTATTACCACCCCTAGCTTTTCAAGCGTAATATAGGCCCGAGAAATGTAATAATCAAAGTCTTTCATCATCGAGGGTGTAGCTTCCCCGAGAGATACAGCCAGCTTTTCTACCCCAAGATACCCATCGGTAGCTTCTATGGCTGTTTTTAATAACTCACGTTGTTTGTATGACCAGTTTTCTAATTCCATTTTAGTCCAAGTGTTTTTTCATTAAATTAACGGTTTTATTAGCATAAGCTGGTACAACCCCGGGGTAGTTTGAATTATTTATTTTATTACCTGAGTTATCAATCTGAATTAATTCCTTAAACAACTTGTAAGCACCAGGACACATATCAAAATTTTTGGTTTGTATAGTATCAAAATTAAGCTCAGTAGCTTGCTCATACAACTGCTGACGCTGTTCGGGCGACATTAATAAGACAGGTATCTTTTGTTCTCTGATTTTTTGACGTAGAGGGGTAAATGTATTTACCGTCTTTGTGCTCTCACCAGGTGTCATTTCCTTCATTCGGTCAGTTCCTTTTTTCTCACCCCATTGGTATTCAGAAATCTTAAGATGGGGGTCATATATCTCATCTACCTTAAGGGCTTTTCTAACTGAATGATAAACGTTTTCTTTATGTTCGTCAGATAAACCTGACATGAGGCCAGATTTAAACTTTTCTTTATTACCTGATATGGCATGTGATCTTAACTTTGTACCGGACATACCGGCGGCACCTTCGGCATCAGGATCACGTTGGCCTGCCGAGACTACTTTAATAGATTTATAATTATAAAGTGCGCCTTCGTGGGTACCGTTATATTGCTGTAATTTTTTTTTGTATTCATCTACCCTATCCGAACCCGCTACCATAACTAAATGCTTATGCCCCTGACTATGCAGGTGTTTGGCAATGTGAAGCATCGATGGCATCTCTTTAGAAGAGGAATCCACATGGGCCTGTGGGTATGCATGCTTTATTAGTTCAACCTTATGCTCACCTGAAAGAGGGTTTTTCTTACTATCTTGAGAATGTGAGGTATAGATGTGCGCTGTAGCACCGTGCTTATTAGCGGTTTCTACAGTTTTATTAAACAGCACCTCATGGCCTACAGTCGGAGGATTGTTACGGCCGTAAGTAAATACAGCTGTTTTTTCTTGGGCTTCTACGAATGTATACATAAAGTTATTTATCTTTCTTTTTACCTAGTGTCATATTGATTCTCCAATGAGCCAATTGCTTTTCTCTAGGTGATGCAGAATCAGAAGATCTAACCTTTTTTAACTGAGTAATAGATTTACCTTTAAGACCGTGTCGAGCCATATCACCTTTATCACCCGGGTTACGACCATCTTTAAAATTTTCAGATACTTTAACACAGTTGGGTACTATTCTGTTACCCTTCTTTTTCATGCCTTGTTGAGTCCAACCATCCCAACATTTTTCTCTTAATTCTTTAAAGGTTTTCATAGATTTATATTTTTTTTATTTAACTAAACAGCATTGATTATCTATTGCCTTGACTGTATAATCCATATGTGGGCGGTTGAGAATTACCTAGGTCTAGCAGCAAAGTTAGCTCTACTAAATTCTGCTCTATCTACTAGTTTTGTTGGTCTGTTATCTCTTACAACAACGTACCCTTCAGGCTTAGTCTTAACACCACCTATAGTATGCTCAAAGCGTGGTTTAGCGGATAAAGCACCTACCAACTGATCCTTGGCCTTCTGAAGATGGTGATGCATGTCTAGTATAGATTGAAAGTGGTTATTATTCTTTTTGACATGAGCAAGATCGGCATTCATCTTATCGGTTTTTGTACCAATTGCTTTTGCCGTCTTTACCTTTGCAATCTCACGTAGATGTTTTTGTTTAAGATGACTATTATAACCTTCTACAGAAGGCTTAGTACCATCTCTAACGGTTGAATTTATATACGTCTTGAGATGCTCGTCATGACCGGTAAGAGCAGAGTATGCTTTTTTAGGAGTCTGTTTGAACGAGCTGGTTGCAGCTTGAATATGGTGGTTATACGTTTGCTCTTGATCGGGCGTCATCTTTGTATGCCCACCATCCTCTACCACACTTATAGTATGAACGTCAGGGTGAGGCTTAAATTTAGATAAATCAGCCCCATACTGTGCTTTCATATTTTCTAATGTCGTACCTTCGTAGGCGGTATGAACGGCAACACCGAACTTAGACTTTGCAATTTTCTTACCTTCTGCAGACCCATGAGGTGTAGAGTAGGTAATAGTGTTAGGTTTAAAATGATACTTACCACCCTCATCCATAACGTCACCATGTGGATTAGATTCAGATTTCATACCACCTGAATGCATTACGTCACCCTGGTATACACCCGATGGGGGAGCAACCTTAGGTAGATGTTCCATAGCGTGCTTTAACTTTTGAACCAGACCTGGTGCATGACCATGATTCTTTTCAATGTCTTCAAACGTATAATTGAGTTTTGGGTCTTTGTTAAAAGCTGATTTCGAAGCAACAAAGAACTTACCATTTTCAGGATGATGGCCAAATACTATTGAAGGTGACCCATCATACTTAGTAGTAATCTTAGTCTTATTTTTCTTACCCTGAATTTGATCTTTAGTATCTTCTAGGTTATGAAAAGCATGGGCAAAGCCTTGTTCCCCAGAATTAATGACATGATCTTCAGCATGCTCTAAATGGGTTAATTTATCTTCAGAGGCTGCCTCTGTAATGTAAGCTTTAAGTGTGAACATTATATTACTTTATACCCGTTTGTTGGTTTTCCTGATAATCTAAAACTTGCCATTACATCTACAGACACAGGCTTACCCGGTGCACTTAAACCTCGGGGTTGAATCCTGACCTCAAGAGCTGCACTGAGGTTATTTAAAACCGGTATTTGATTAGTACCAAATTTCTCTAGAATTTTAGACTTTAAGTCTTTAGAGGCTGTACCTGAATCTTTAATAAACCAGATATCATTATCAATCATCATCATAAGCATGCTATAATCAGCGTCAGATTTTTCTGATTTTTTAAACTTGGTTTCATAATGATCAATGATTTTTTTACCAAGTGTAAGATTTTGAATTTTTGCTAATTGATAATTAGTTGTTTTAGCGGCAAAAGCTTCTAGCTTTTTACGTCTTAATTTTTGATCTTTTTCAATTGTCATCATACCTGAATATATTTTAGTAATTTTAGAATCTGAATACTTCTTAAAATCACTCAAAAGACGCTTTCCATTTTTAATGCAGTCTGGTGAGGAATTCATAATATTAATTAAGTCTTTTTTCTCATCCGATGTACTGTCAGGGGTTGAAAATCTGGTACCATCAAATACCCAATCTCTCATAGAACCCATTTGAGCTTTAGAGTCGGCTTTATATTCAATATGTAAATCAACTTTTTTATTATCAATAATCATACGAATACCAAAATCGGGGAAACCAGTATCAAATCCAGCTGGTTTCGCAAAAGCAGTTGTCTTACCTAACTTCTTAGATAGTTTTTCAAATGCTATTTTTTCAGCAAGTTGAGCATTGGTACTTACACCCATTTTTTACCCTTGAGGTTATTTCTTTATATTTATACATAAAAAAACCCCTAGAAAGGGGTTAAATATGAAGGGTGTGTCTGGTTATTCGATCTTTGATCATATCCGGTACCGTAAGATGAGGCCAGTCCAAAAGAAAAGGGCAAATATTATTCTTCCATTTACCATTAAGTAAGAAAAATTTAAAATCCTCGCGGTCTGCCTTAACTGAGGGATCAAAGATTCTTTTTACGTTTTTATTTCTTTCAATTATGTTCATACTACTTAATACACCACCTTATGTATCTTCTTCTCTCCCATCCAAGGAGAACCACTCTCGGGCTGATAATGAGTACCGTCTCCATATCCTTCAACCATACTTTCATTCATCCTATCAAATTGGTCATGAGTAATTTCATAACCCGTAATAATTTGCTCACCTAGAGACATCTGACTAAACTCATCTGCCTCGTTCATAGTAATAGTATCAAGAGCATGCTCAACACTTTTACAATCAACAACGTATTTAATACGAAAGGTCTGAATAGTTTCAACAACAAATAAAGGCATTTACTTCTCCAAATTAGTACCGGTTACGGTTCCGGTGTTACCAGGGGGACTGGTAACCGTTCAGTTCAACTGATTAGTTGAAAACTGAGCTACCTGCGGCTGCATAAGCAGCAGCAATCATACGACGCGAGGGAGTACCCAGGCGGTATGCAGTCTTACCATTCTTAGCAGTATTGCTATAGATGGAATAACCTTGTGCGCGGAGCTCGGAGATACGAGCGGCGACGGTAGACTCGGTAGTACTAAACAAACCTGCCATTTGACCGGCAGTAAATTGACGACCAGACTTCAAAGTTTTCAAAACGCTAGATTGAATCGACATGCGATATCCTTATATAAATTCCCCGCCATAAAAATATCTCGATAGACGGCGGTCTTTTCTATCGAGACAGAAAATTTAAGCTTCCGCTAATTCTTTGATAAATTCAACTTCCGTATCTACCTCTAACTTAGGTACAGATACTTTAGGGGTGCTCGTTTTAGGAGCTTTCTTACCCTGAATTTCAATAATATCATCCACATACTTTGTAAATTGACCGCTATCAAGTAGATACTGACACGTATCAAATTTATTCATAGGGCTAGGTAGTTCAATCAATTGAATATCGGTATCACCCTGCTTATGCAAGTTCTTTACCCTAAGCACCAGGTCAGAGCAAAATCTAACCTTAACCTCACCATTACAAATCGAAACACCCGCTACAGTAAACATAGACATAATATAATTTCCTATTCAATAAACAATTATAAGCTCGATCGGAGTTTAAATCAACTATTTCGGTATTTACACCCCAAGACCTTGCCCAGCTAAAAGATAGTTAGTTACCTTCTTGACCATTACGTCCTTGGATACTGCACTATCTAGTAAACGAATAAACGTGTCTTTGGTTTCACGTTTACCCGTAGACTTCT